TTCTCCCTTCTCCATCCTGTAATAACAGTAGAGTTAACAGATTTCCCAACATCAACACCGACAGTAATGTTAGGACCGTAATCTCGTCCCGACTCAAGGGACTCTGGGGTTGTGACTTCATACTCATGTAGACATGCTTTTATTTTTTCTGGATTGAATACATTCGATACAGACTCTACAAACTCACATTCGTATTCTGTCCTCCAGTAGATAGAATCTTCCCCCCATTCGGTCATCTTATCTAACATTTCTACTTCTGTATAAGGAGCTGAATAAGCATCTCCGGGCTTCACTGCGTCACGCCACGTATAATGTAGTCTAGTAAAGGAACCAGCATATCCATCATCATAAAGATAACGCCACATATGGTTATCTTTTGATTTTGGAGTTCCTAAATTGATAAATGGCGCTTTATTAGAAACTATTGCTGGTTCTACATTATCTACAAAGAGTCTATCATCAATAAGTGGAGACTCGTCAACAATACATAAAGTAGGATGTTGTCCACGTATAGCCTGTCCCTGATTACTAGGCGCTAATGGTGCTCTGCGCATCATTGTGCCACCTTTCATGCGTATATGGGGCTTATTGTGGAATTTATAATTATCTACTAAACTATCTAAGAATTTATTATCCTTGAAGTTTCGATACACATATCCAAAGATTAATGCAGCTTGGTCCTCTGATGGAGCCAATACAAAGATTAAATCCCTAAATCTTTTAAAAAACATATAGATAGTGACAGCTACCGCTAAGGCGTATGACTTTCCACTACCACGTGGCGCTAAAATAGCCAGTTTACGTTGCTTACCATTCTGAGGATGTGTTAAAGATTTAACAATTATATCCTCTTGCAGTGGTCTCAACTTTAATGGTCGTTGTTTATTATCAATTAAATACGTTGCACAAAAGGCACGTATCAATTTTAACATTTTATCTTCACTGTGTCTACACTTTTCGAATATATCCTCTAATCCTCTTGAATCATAAGTTCCTATTCCACTAAGAGCTTTCTTTAGTGTCTTCGTTTCGTTCTTTACTGGTAGACTCATCACTTAAATCCTCCAAGAAGGAAGCAAATCCTTCTGTCTTCTGTTCCACTACACTTGGTATTTCAATGTTCAACGCTCTGAATTCCGTATGTATGTCTTTAACGATTGCATTTCTTTGGCGCAAGAGCTCTGTTCGTAAGTTAATATCCCGAAGATGTACAGAAATTTCTTCCCAAAGAATGTCTTCAAGAGTGAGATTGCGAGCCAGCAAGCGTACAAGTTCTTTATGACGTTCATATTCTCCTTCTCCTACTCGCTGGCGTAACCGCTGCTCATATTCTGTCTCGTTCAAATTTTCTTAGCTTCTGTTAAAGCGTCTTTGAGTTCTGTCTTAACAACCGTAGCGAATTTATCATCGTTCTGGTCATATGCTGACATTATTACATTTCTGAGCATTGCATCTTTTACATGCTTTTGAGCTGCTTCATCCAGCTTCTCGTAAGCTTTAACCTGTGCTGCTGTCATGGACTTATCCATAAGGTCGAGCAATTCATCATCATACTTCTTTAATAGAGGTAATAACAAAGCTCTTACAGCTGGTTGTGTGTATGCAATATAGGCCGCGAGTGCGCCTATAACTACCAAAGCTAAAGCTAGCTCAGGTGAGTCACTTAATGCATCCAATAATCCATCTAGCATTCCAGATTCGCTTACATCATCGGCAGTAACGTTACTGGTCATATTAGTGTCTAGAGCAGTATCATTATTGCTTGTTTCGTTTGTTGTGTTGTTTGACATAGTTTTCTCCATGGTGGGGCTCCCCTTGGACTCTGGCGTATGCCTGTCCTCTGAAGCCTTGGCCCTAACGGGCGAGCCCTTAATAACTAGGTGGTCGCCCTATATAAGGCTTACTATTTACTCTCTTAAAGTCTTTTTATGAGAGCGTGCTTGGCGTTTGCCTATAACGTGTCCGTGATGCTCTCTTCGTGCTATCTCGGATTCTGTTACATCTCTTATCTGCTTTAGTGCAGTTTCTTTAGATATAGCGTGTTTTTCAAGAGCGTGGGTTTTACCACCTACGTGGCTGAAGACTTTCTCTCCAGAGCCACTCTTTCTCATTGTTAGCGTTTTATCTATATTGTATTTTTTATTTTGACTTACCATATTTTCTCCTTATAAAATTAGCGGCGCGCTATATTCCTATGGTTCTGGTAAATCCTCTTCTTGTCCAACCATCCTAACTTTCTCTAGCCATGCTACAGATGTTGGGGTTTCTCTTGGACCTATTCTACCGCTTCCATCTGAAGCCATAAATTGTTGCTGGGTTTCATTGCCCGGTGCATCTATGGATTCATTATGGGTTATGGGAAAGCCTCTTACTGTTTTCTTGGCTTCCATAGCAGCGATATCTGCTTCACTTACTGTAGAAAAATCTAATTTCATATCTGGATTATTCTTGTGAAAGTGTTCTCCTTTAAGTTCTGGGTCGGCCATTATTCCTCCTCCCCAGCTTCTTCTTCTTCCTCTGCTTCAGCGCAGTCGCAGTTGCAGCAGCAGTGCATCTTAGATAATAGAGCTTCTACTACCTCGTGTAATCCTGCGACTTCATCTGCTAATTTCTCTTGTTCGAAATCGTTCATTTTTTGTTCTCCATTTTATGTTCTTGTTCTTGCTGTTTAGATTCTATCATCTGAGCTTGTGACTGAGCTTGGTTATTATAATCAATAACAGATTGTGCTTTTATCTTATAGAAAGCAGTCTTCTCAGCTTGTTCTTGTTTCCAGACATCTAAAGCATCTTTGATAATTAGAAGGGCTGGCCCACCTAATATAGCAATCAAAGTTGTATATCCTTCTATGTCTTCAAGAACTGCGGCATCGTTAAGTCCACTGTGTATAACAAACCCAGCAAACCCAACCCAGAGTAAAACTAAAGGTACAGCAATCATGAACATAAAAATATCGTTAAATGTTACTCCTTCCTTTGCTACGTCTTTATCACTCATTTGTGGTTTCTCCTTTTCCTGTGGCTTCATCTTCTTTTCTTTCTTCTTTCTCTTCGGTATCATTCTTATTACTGTTTGTAATAGTCTTCCCCATGGCGTTAAAAACCAATAGGTTATCCGGAGAGCAAAGGCAATTACTATTGTAATTCCAGCAAGTGCTAGAGCAACTGCTGAAACTTCCATTAGAGTTAGTAGAAACTCCGCTAGAGGACTCATTCATTCTTCCTCCATGAAGCCGCCATTAGCTTCTACTTCTTTCATCTTCATTTCAGTAATCGTCAATTTTAAATCGTCCATATCAGATATAATCTTTTCTAACATGTTTGTAATGATAAGCATTTGCTTTGCTTTCATTCCTCCTCACCTATACTTTCCAATAGTTTCTTATATCTAGACATCGAGCACCCATCCTATATCTTCTATATCGCCGGGTCCCCAATTAGTGGAGTAACCGACATATTCTCCATCTTCGTAATAGTCTCCGTTTCCATTATAATCTGCATAATAAGATGTATAATAAAACCAGTAACCTTCATAAATGTCATTAAAGTTTTCTTCAAATGGTGTTTCAAATAAATCATCATATTCAAACCAGTGTTCATCTTCTGTCCATCCTGATACATTAAAGAATACTTTGGTATAGATGTAATTATCATAATATAAAGACTTATTACCATCTTCATCTTCATCAATCATCACATGTATTAAATCATAATAAACAAGTATAGGTAAAGGGTCTTCATCATCATCACAATTAGTATCAAAGTCCATATACATATCTGTGCTATGGTTAGATGGTCTAGAAACATTTCCATGAGATAAACCTTCCCAAGCATACATATCAGTGTGGTTACAATGATTTTCTTCATGTTCATATTCACAAGAGCCATCATCCTCTGTAGCCTTATCATTATAGTTGTTTGCATCTATATCCATACAACCATATACTGTTTCGTTAGTTTGAGTTTCGTTTGTATTATTTCCACCTTGATTTAAAATATTACATCTACCATTATCATGAGTAGCTTGTGGGTCATAGTTAACCGCTTCAGGGTCTGTACAACCATACACTATCACAACAAAATTACAACTACCATCATCAAAGGTAGCTTTAGGATTATAGTTAGTGGCGTTGTCTTCTAGACAGCCCCCGATGGGGCCTTCATCGTCTCCATTCATAAATTCATGAATAATAGACATGTTAGCCCCCCCACTCAAGAGCGCTAGTAATACGACGGTGATTATAGTCCCTATCTTTTTACCGACTTGTGTTTCTCCGATTTTATCGGCAGCTTTGCCAATAGTTTCGAATAGCTTTTCCTCTTCGTCATCGTCAGGTCTTTTGGGTCCACCAATCCCTAATATCTCCTTTTCTTCATCAGAGATTACAGAGATGGCTCCATAATCATCGCGCGCCATGTAATAGTTTTACACAACGCGCATATATAAAGATTTCGCCTAATCGAACTCAGGAAACTGTTCCTGACTATCAAGCTCTATCTGTCCTTTCAATTTTGAGTCTATATCTTTATAGACCTCTTTCTTATATGTTTTCCTTTTAGGTTTCCATACTGGTATCTTAGCGTCACAAGGTCCACCATTAGATTTATGGAAAGAACACCATTTACACAAGTTTTGTGGTACTTGCTCATAACGGTCTTCCATTTCTTCTCTTTCCTTAATACAGTCGTGTACGAACTTAATTAAGTCTCTAGCTTCATCAAGTTGATTCTGTGTTACCTTTACAAAGAAAGTATCATCAAAGCGTAGATAGTTAACGCCTACAAAATTAGGCATCTCACCCATCTCTAATGTATACAAAAATGCATAGATAATCAACTGGCGATAATATTCTTCTGGTAAATAGGGCCCATAGCGCTTACTAGTTTTATAATCCAATAAAGTAGTTCCACCATCAAAATCATTACATACAACATCTATAACTCCAACTATTGCATACTCATGAGATTTAACCCAACGTTCTGCATACTTTGGTGCAACTGCATTCCAAGCCTGTTGTTTAGTTTTAAATATTTTCCAATGTACCATCTCAGTTAATTTCTTATTAACGCTTTGTACAAAATTCTGTAATAGAGCTTCTGTCTCTATATACATAGCATCCATTTCTTCTTTGGTATGAACTTCCCATAACCATTTATGTTTTGCTATTTTCTCTTCCCAACCCTTTTCGAATTGGTCTTGAACCCATATAGCGGGTCCTCCTTTTTCCCATTGTGATAACGTTCTGAACTTATTCTTAAATAAGTCTTCTAATACTTTATGTACTAGAGTTCCACGGAAGAGGTGTATCGTTTTCTTTTCAGGGAGCTTACTTATATATTTGTAGTAAAATTCTCTAGGACATTTCATATATGTATTGATTTTACTTGGGCTCAGCCTCATGTGACTTGGTGTCCATTTCGTCATGCTAATATATCTCCAATTTGGTTTAGTAACTTAAGTGCGCTGTCATAAGCGAATCTACCTTGTTTATCGCTTACCTTCAGCCTAAAGGGTATCATTCTAATTAAATGAAGTGCTGTATAGAAGTAAATCTTTGCTCTTAATACTTCTTCGTCTTCATCTAACATCTTACTCCATAGATTGATATACCCTTCAATCTGAGGAGAGTCTAATGAGAAATCAAATGTTTCTAATTCTTCATCTGGTAACTTAGACCATGTTTCATAATATGTTATAAGGGATTGAAACATCTTCCCCATATCTAATTCCATAGCATCCATATACTCTGCTCCATCCATATCAATAAGTTTAACATCATCATTCTTTAGGTCTACTAAAATATTTTCAAATGTTAAATCTCCATGAACAGGACATAGACTTTTAGGTGCAAGTATCCAACCGAATGAATTTAAACATTCATCTAACAGTAAACGTAATCTACCTGAATGGTCTAACAGTTCAGCCCTCTTAAAGACTTTCTGTTCTAAATGTTGGCGTAACCAATCACGACCATCTTTTAATGTTGCTTTATAGTTGTATACATTGTTGGTTAATAATTTAAGTAATTTCTCTACTGCTCTATACTGTTGTTGTATATGACATTCAGAGAGAAGTGTATAATCTTCTAAATATTCCATCTCGTAAAAATACTCATAGGAATTGTCTTCTTCGCTTGTAACATTAGGAACTAATGAAGTGTAAAGGGTTTTAAACCTTTTTAATTCGTTTGCTTGTTTCTTTAATTTAATATAACCTAATTCTAGATTCTCAGATTTAGAAGCAGTCTTTCTTACATACCTCTGGTCTTCATGTTCTACTAATAATGTATCAGCAAAAGACCCACCTTTCATACGTTCAATTATGTTTACATGTGGTATAGAAACCTCAAGGTCTAATATACCATCATTACGTTTAACTTCAAAGGCACGTGCTGAAGGTCTTAAAAAATCAGAAGGTTTACGGTCATTAATCACCACACGTGGTCCTGAAGATAAATCCATAATTAATTTATCATATTCTATATTGTTTCTCAATAGTTGAGATTCTAAATATTCACGATTTAAACTATTACGAGCTGTAGTCAATACAATGTAATAACCTTCATCATACCACTCTCTTAATTTCTTAGTAGCACCTTCTAATACTTTGATACCCATTGTAGATGGAGAGTCTTCATGTACTATCACTGTTCCATCTAAATCACAAAATATAGTTCCTTTACTTTCTTCTGCTAATGTCTTTTTTAATCTTTGAGGGTCACCAAAGAATTTAGCCCAATCTATTTTTACAGCTTGAACATCTTCTAAGTGTGCTACTATATCTGAAACATTATTACCATCATGTAAATTAAATGCTTCGATATCTTTTATAAAGATACAACCTATAACTCCAAAGAATTCTCCAGTAGTATCTGGTAGTTTCTTTTCTGCTATACCTGTAACCTTACCGGTATTAGTAACAGAAGCTATACTCCAAGACTTTATATCTTCTCCACGCAATGGCCATACTGGTAATATAGCATCGTAACCTTCTAATACATTTTTAAAGATATTATCTACATCTAACGCATGGTCACAATCACAAATGATAGCAGCTCCTTTTATATTCTTTTCTTGAATTGCCATACGAATAGTCTCTGCTGGACCACTCGTTTCCTTCTCTAACATACAGATATCAAATTTAACATCAGGAAATGATTTCCTTAAATTTTCACTAACATTATATGTTTCTTCTTGTTCAGAAAGATATACGAATAATACTTCTTTAACATAAGGTAACCACTTCTTAAAAGGTTCAAAGGCTAATTCTATAAATGTTCCATGACTATTAACTTCTAGGAAAGGTTTAAAGGTTCCACCAAAACGAGTGCCCTTACCAGCCATAGGAAATATTAGTGTAGTACTATTCATTCAATGCCTCCGCATCTTTAAGAAACATTTGAACAGTCTCTTTAGTATACGGATGTACATACATACCTTCTAGTATGTGTGGAGGCACTGTAACTATGTGTGCTCCATTCTCCAACCATTCCATAACATTAAACTGCTCTCTTACTGAACCTACAATTATCTTAGCTGGTAAATCATGTTCTACAAGTAATATTCTAAGTTTAGCGATTTCTTTTTTAGAATCGTAACCCATATTATTTACTCTTCCTCCAAATAAGGAAACATAACTAGCCCCAGCACTTGCGGCTAAATAACATTGCTGTACACTCATCATTGCTGTAACATTCACTTCTATACCCTGTTGACTCAAATCATTAATCAACTTGAGATTAGGTTCACCATTAGGACCATGTATAGTTATTTTAATATTTATATTCTCAGCCCAAGTAGAAAACTCAACTGCTTGTTCAAAAGCTTCTTGTGAGTCATTTGTAGTTACTTCTACAGACACTGGGTAAGGATTAACTAATTCACATATCTCTACAATAGTCTTCTTTATATCTGTGTTCCCATCCTTTTTCATAATAGTAGGGTTAGTTGTTACGCCACGGATGATTCCCATTTCGTGGAATCTTTTTATTTCCGTGACGTCAGATGAATCTAGGAAGATTCCTTCAATATCCATCTTCATGCCATCTCTCCGAGAATTGTTTTTTCTGATTGTCATAGGGATATGTAGTCCAATCATAGGTAGGCCATTCTAAGTCAATACCCTTTCTAGGGAAAGACTTGAATATCTTTTTCTTCCATTTATTACTTACTGCCATTGTCTCTTCCATGAAAGGTGCATCATCATATAAATACCTCTCAGGCATTAATAGATACTTCTTTATTGAAGGGTCGAACCTTGCATAGTAATGTGCAGCAATATAAGTTTCAGTTCTAATAAAACAATCATAGAGATGGGATAGTTCCACTTTCTCTATATTGAGTTTCTCATGTAAGCCTTTATCTTCTAAAGGTATATCAAACAACTTAATCAAGTCTGCTCTATGACCCCAATATAAATGGTCACGAGGATGGAAAGGGAAGTCCTTGAAATAACCTGCTGTGAATATTCTAGCTTCTGCACCAGTTGGTATTGCTTTATCATAATTAGCATTAAAGAAGTCATTCATTGCTATCATACTCTCTTGAGTATAACGCTGGTCATTTCTCATCTTTACTACATATGTTGCAGAGGTTTGTTTTACTCCAGCTAAAGAAGAAACTATCTGTAGGTTCCTATTACCTGTACCACTACTATCTGGTATTGGACTTTTAACTACTCTTATTCTATCATGATTAATCTCTGGAACAATATCATCTTCCCAACAAGATATAATTACCTCGTTAACAAAGTTTAAGTCTAGATATTGATATGCAGTATCTAAAGCATAATCACTATATGGTCCTTGTAAAACTATATCTAACTTACCATGAACTAAACACTGAGATATATTATATTCTATCATATCTCTATATTCATCACAGACTGTAGGGTCTTCTAATAAATTTCTAAAAGCTTCTCTACATTCATTAAATCTACCTACATGCCACAGACTTACTGCATATTCAAATTTTAATTGATATATACCTTTATAACCTACGTCAGTGTATAATGGGTCTATATCTTCTTTGTTTACTATTTGAAAGTTTCCTAACTGTAATCCCATTTTAGCATAAGCCATACCTTGTTTATGCATAGCTTGTGTTCCATAGAACTGAGCTAATGCATGATATGCTTCTACACGATTAGGCAACAAGTCTATTGCCATTAATAGTGTATTCTTTTCATGGGTCATTCTTTCTCCCTGTGCACCAAAACACTTAGCTATTCTAAGTAAACATTCATACTGTAATTTCTTTTCAGTAGTTTTGTCAACACAACTATAGTAATAACCTATAGCTGATGCCCATTGGTCTATCTTCTCGTATTCAAATCCAACATCAAAATTCTTCTCGGGATGTTGAGTATCATATATAAACTTTTCTAATTGGTCTTGTAACATTATAGATTCACTCCTAAGAATTCTTCAAATACCTTTTCAGGGGTTCTTACTAAGTAAGCTGCATTATCTTGATAACCAAATGTTATAAGTAAGTCATCTCCATCAGCAGCCATACCACAACAGAACTCTATTCTACCATCCATAAACTTCCATGGTCTAGACATGGTTATTAAGTTCCAGTCTTTATCCCATACTACAAAACGATGCCAATAGATTGCATCTCTGTCTCCCTTTTCATTATGCCAGAAAGCAACATCATGGACTACGCAAATCCTATAATCTTTCCATGGTATAACTTGAGAACTACCTCGTGGGTCATATGGTAAATTTAATGTAGATGAAGGATGTGCTTTTACTATTACTTCACTGGAGTTTCTATAACCTTCAGTACGTGGATAAGCTTGAACTACTTCTAATGGGTTAGCCCATTTAACAAATGTGTTATCTAAGTCAGTAACTGGCATCCAGTTCTTTTCACAGTATGCATTCTTATCTACTGGTGATTGTATTCTATGTCTAAAGGTTTCCTTACAACCTTTCTTAGTTAATTTGATTCTAGACATCTCCATACGACTTTCACCATCTTCTTTGACATCTCTTCTACATCCACAGATATATAATTGTTTCTTACCATTCTGGTCTTTCCATCTTACTATACGTGCATCTTCTAATCCGTGGAACTCCCACACTGGGGGTTTATCAAATTTGGAGGTATCTACTTTATGAATCCAGTGGACACCTATCTCATTGTTCCCAATAGCTTTACCATTCTTATTTAACCTACCAACGAAGTTAGTGGTCTTAAGCGTGGGGTCGTTATCAGGTCTTACGTAATTGAGGGGACCCCATGGTGTTTGGAATCTTTGTTCTCCCTCATTGTGATGTAGGGTATAGGAAACGTTCCTAACCACTACTAAAAAATTATCATCTCCGTCGTCGTAAATCGACGGGTTGCATAAACCTAAGCCTCCTGTTTCTTCAGAATTAACCAACAGAGGATGTATTGAACCACCAGCATCTAAAGAAGCTTGAACTAAGTTTTTATCAGGAACGTCCTGTGTAGCGTTAGCCATTATCTCTGCTCTCTTCTCTGCTGACATAAACAGATTAGGCTCTATGTCGCTCGTCTCAACTTCAGTACCTGTGTCTTCAACTTCCTGAGCTAATTTCATCTCCTCTTCAGTAATATGCTTTATTTCGCCTTCCTTCGGCGGGGCTATGCCTATCTTAGCGAGCCCTTCACTAATCTTCTTGCTGGCTTTCTTCATTGGTAAATACTCTCACTTCTGTATCTTTAGGCAGCTCTAAGCTCCATGGGGGTACATACCCTGTATCGCATGAACAGTTATGCCACCCGTGTTCACAATTACACGTGGTAAATAAAGTAGCTTTGTGGGAATTAGTGTCCCGTGCGATTTTGAGCAAAATCAGATAACCTATCAAATCGTCTAATGTATCTTCTGTTGCATCATCGAGCCCATTGTTTTTAATACGACTGAGCTTGTCATCGATACGTGCACAGATAGCCTGTGCATTATCGAGCTTACTAAAAATGTTATCAGGTTCTATAGCGCTATCGCCATAGGCCTTGTTCTTGCTTAAGAGCAAGTCGCGGATTTCATTACACGTCCACTTAATTGAATTTTGCGTAGTTCTTGACATTTTTATTTTCACTAAATACTATTAACATGTCTGAGTATTTAAGGGTTTCTATTCTCTGTCTTAATATATATCTTAATATAGCATAGTAGCTCTACCAAGTGTTAACACTACTTAGCATAATTAAGGTTCAAAATTTCAGTCGATGTGTAAACCCCCCTACGCGCCGTTTTTGAATGGGTGGGGCCTTCTTCGTTTAGACGGGGGATATCAAAAGAAAAAACAAAGATAAGCATTAAAAAACATGAGCGGGATTTATTCCTTTATATACTCAATATTTAATTTTATATCTCTCGACGATAGGCTATACCCATAAGCTTATATATAATATAGCTAATGGTATATTAGAGGTAAAAGATATGACAACAACAATGACCCCAAAGCAAGCACATGCAATATGGAAGGCTACAAGTAGAGTAGCTACCAAGACAAGACATTCAACTTGGATGCGAAGAGGAGGTGCATAGATATGACAACCTACCAGAGGTTCTTAGTGACCTACATGGTCGGTGTAGCATACGCTACCCGCAAGCTGTAAGCACCCCC